GGTATATATAGCAGTAGAGATATTCAATGGGGTTGGAATCCCGTAGGATTAAATAATCCGTTGAAGCTAGCAGGGTTAGAAGATGATTTGCTAGCAGATGGCGGAGTAGGCACAGTTACAGTAACAATTACATAGGAGTATAATATGAACAAAGATAGAAAAGGTGCTAAGGTAACATATAAGCAACCAGAGAACTATAGCGAAGATATTTCTTGCTGTGGTTACCCAGAAAAAGATGTGAAAACAGAAGGCGTAGTAACACGTGGTAATGGTGCTGCAACAAAAGGTACTAAAGCTCGTGGCCCAATGGCATAAGGATAACTAATGAATTACGCACAATTAGTAGCGGCAATACAGTCATACACTGAAAACCAGTATACAACTACTGATATAAATACGTTTATACAGAATGCAGAACAACGCATATACAATACAGTTCAGTTGCCTGACTTACGTAAAAACGTAACAGCTAATATGACAAACGGTAATAAATATATGTCATTACCAAGTGATTGGCTAGCTACATTTAGTATTGCTGTGATTAATGCTAATAACGAATATACATATCTTTTAAACAAAGATGTAAACTTTATTAGAGAAGCTTTTCCAGATACTGATTCACCGTTTTACGGAAAGCCAGAGTACTATGCTATATTTGATGATACAACAATGATATTAGGACCAACACCCGATGCAGACTATAATACTGAGCTTCATTACTATTATTACCCGACTTCTATTACTACCGCTGGTAGCAGTTGGCTTGGTAACAATTTTGACTCTGCTTTACTGTATGGAAGTTTGTTGGAAGCAGCTGCGTTCCTTAAAGAGGAACCTGATACGGTAGCAATGTATACAGCACGATATAACGAAGCAATGCAATTATTACAAAACTTAGGTGAAGGCAAAAACAGACGCGATGCTTATCGAAGTGGACAAGAAAGGATACCGGTGATTAACCGATGAACATAGAAGAATTAAATTTAGGTAATATTAATTTTGAAGTACATACAACTGAAGGACGTGGACATACTCCTGAAGAACTAGCTGACCTAGCGTTAGATAAAATTATGTACGTCAGTAAAGATGCAAACCCTTTAATTAGGGATCAAGCAGAAGCTTTTAAGGGCTACATTAGACAAGTGCTAGTGAAATACTTAAAACAAGCGGTAACATCTGACCGCACAACTTTAGCGAATAAACTGCGTCAAGCAGGGCATTCAGATTTAATTAAAATTTTGGAGATTTAAAATGGCAATTTCTCAAGCAATGTGTACGTCGTTTAAAGTTGAATTGCTTAGTGGCGGTCACAACTTTAACACAACTAACGTAGCTCGAAGCGCAAATACACAAGACGTGTTTAAGATCGCGTTGTTTACATCATCAGCAACATTAAATGATACAACCACAGCATACTCAACATCAAACGAAGTACCGAGCACAGGTAACTATTCAGCTGGTGGTAATACACTAACTGTATCAGCTGTTCCTCAAGCATCAAGTACTACAGCAATTTTAGACTTTGATAATACTACATGGTCATCTGCAACAATTACTGCTAACGGAGCTTTGATTTATAACAGTACTAACAGTGATACCGCTGTTGCTGTATTAGCATTCGGTGGAGATAAAACTTCAACCAATGGTGACTTTACAATTCAGTTTCCTGCATTTGATGCTTCTAACGCTATTATTCGTATAGCTTAATAGGAACGATCAATGGCATCGTCTACTGAATATATAGGATATGGTGAGGCCCCCTGGTCTGAAGGTAGTTGGGGTCTAGACGTACTTATAATTTCTGTAGACGGAGTGTCTGCAACAGCGACACTTGGCGATGAAACTGTAGTTGCTAAAGCTACTGTAAGTGTTACAGGTAATGCAGGAACTACTGCGCTAGGTGAAGAAACTGTTGTAGCTAAAGCAGTTGTTGAACCTACTGGAGTTAGTGCTACAGGTAATGCAGGCGATGTAACTATAGAAGGTATAGCTGCTTTTAGTGTCACTGGAGTAGAAGGAACAGGACAAGAAGGTACTGTAGTAATTGAATTACCTATATTTGTTTCAGTTACTGGAGAAGAAGCTACTTCTGCATTGGGTGATATAACCCTTGAAACAAATAACCTTATTGATATTACAGGGTTAGTTGGTACAACTCAATTAGGTGAAGAAACTGTAGTAGCAGAAAGTAATGTAAGTGTTACTGGAGAAGTAGGTACTACAGCACTTGGTGATGAAACCATAGTTGCTAAAGCTGTTGTATTACCACTTGGTATTTCTGGTACAACTCAGTTAGGCGAAGAAACTGTAGTAGCTAAAGCCGTAGTAGAGCCGACAGGAGTTGACGCTACTGGACAAACAGGCAATGTTATAGTTATATCTAAAGCAGTAGTATTACCTACAGGCGTTGTAGGAACAATGCAGCTTGGTGAAGAAACTGTAATAGCTAAAGCTGATGTTCCTATTACAGGAGTAAGTGCTACAGGAGATGTGGGTAATGGACGGTTTACTTTAGTGTGGGGTTTAATAGATACTTCACAAAATGCTAACTGGGTACAAATAGCAGCATAAATATAAGGATAGAAGATGTTAGTAAAAGCAAAAGAAATTAATGGTATAATTACCAATAGATACGAGACTCACTTAGAGTGCTCAAACTGTGGCATGGAAGTTGATGCCGAAGAATATAATTCAGGAACCTGCTCTGATTGTGGTGCCGCGTGGGATGGTAAAAAACACATGACCGTTCACGTAACAAGCGTACCAGCGACAGGACAATCACAATAATACGAGGTATATAAAATGGCAAGTACATATTCAGATTTAAAATTTGAGTTAATTGGTACTGGCGAACAATCAGGTACTTGGGGTGTTACAACTAACACCAACTTAGGAACAGCCATTGAAGAGGCTATTACAGGTTCAGCTGATGTTACATTCGCAAGTGCACAAGTAACTCTAACATTAACAGATACAAACGCGACTCAAACAGCACGTAATTTGAGACTTAATTTAACAGGTACATCAGGTGGTGCACAAAACTTAATAGTTCCGGCTATTGAAAAACTATATTTAGTAAACAATGGTTGTGCTGATGCAATTACAGTTAAGAACTCTACCGGTACAGGTATTGCAGTTCCAGCTGGTAAAGCGATGTTAGTATTTAATGACGGTACAAACGTAGTTGATGCAATAACTCATCTATCTTCATTGACATTAGCTACAGCATTAGCAGTAGCACAAGGTGGTACAGGGGCTTCTACGTTAACTGGATATGTTAAAGGTAATGGCACATCTGCATTTACAGCTCAGTCAGTTCCAATTCCTGTAGCTGACGGTGGTACAGGCGCTACTACTTTAACTTCTAATAATGTTATCTTAGGTAACGGTACTTCAGCCCCTAACTTTGTTGCGCCTGGATCATCAGGTAATGTATTAACATCTAATGGTACAACATGGACATCTGCTGCAGCTGCGGCTTTTGATTCTGGAACAAGAATGATGTTTGCTCAAACATCAGCGCCAACTGGATGGACTAAAGATACATCTAATTATGATAATCACGCTCTACGAGTTGTTACAGGTGCAGCAAGTACTGGAGGTTCTGTTGACTTTACAACAGCATTTGCATCTCAAACGCCAACTGGTTCTGTAACTATTACAAGCGTTACAGGTAGTGCTGGAGATACTACTCTATCGACACCTCAGATTCCAAGCCATACTCACAACGTACTATTTAGGGGTGCAGACGGCGGACCAATAAATAACGTCGTACAGGGTAGTACATCAGTGGCTCCTGCTCCGGCAGTGCCAACAACTGCTACTGGTGGAGGCGGATCTCACAATCACCCATTCAGTTTTTCTAGTGGTTCAGGTACATTTAGTGGTAGTGCAATTAACTTAGCTGTAAAATATTTAGATGTAATTACAGCTACAAAAGATTAATAGAAAGGTGTAAATGAGATTAGAACAAGGGACTTATTGTCCTTTATTAAAAAAAGAATGTATTGGTATAAAATGTGCATGGTTCACTAGAGTACAAGGCTATGATACTAATACAGGAAAAGAAGTTGATGAATATCAATGTGCAATTGCCTGGATGCCTATGTTAATGGTTGAAAATTCCGGACAACAAAGACAAACAGGCGCGGCCGTAGAATCATTCAGAAACGAAATGGTTAAAGCTAATGAAAATAGTATTAAGTTGTTAGCTGAAACATCAAAACAAAATTTATTAGGAGACAATAAAAAATGAGATTAATTGTAATCAAAGAAACAAATACTGTATTAAAAGATGGTCAAGGTTATAATGATTTGGACTTATCATCAGTTGCATTTCCAGAAAATTTCTGGGCATTACAATGGTATGACAATAATACTGGGCATATAGAATATAATAGTCCTATGATTCAAAATGATGAGATTACATCATTACCATCATGGGCAAATGATTGCGTTGCAATCTGGCAAACTGCTTATGATGAAGAACAAGCAGCTATAGCAGCAGCAGAAGCAGAGGCACAGCAAGAAATTTCAGAATAGCATATAATTGATACAAGAATTACAAGATAACTATTATGTAATAGTAGACAATTTTATTACTCCAATACAAGCAAGTGGGTTATATAATACATTTAAAAAAGATATAGAAGATAATCCTCAAGCATTCATTAAAGATCCACAATGCCCAAAGTCTTTTGCAATATATAATCATAAACTTTTTTTATCTTTACTGTGTGATAAAGTTAACTTGATGAATAATATTATGCAAGAATCAATGCTACCTACATACGCATATTCGAGATTATATCAACATGGTGAAGTATTAACAAAACATCTTGATCGTCCATCATGTGAAGTCAGCGTAACTTTACATTTAGGTGGAGATACTGCTTGGGATATATGGTTTACAAAACCAAATGGTGAAGCAGTTAATTACAATTTAAAACCTGGGCAAGCTGCTATATACTTAGGCATGGTATCAGAACACTGGAGAGATGCTTATATTGGAGATAATTATGGTCAGGTATTTTTACATTATGTAAGAGCTAATGGCGAACACTGGCAACATTACTATGATCGAGTAAATAATGGATGCCTTAGATAAATATATTATAGTAATAAAAAACATTATCCCACATCAATTATGTGATGACATTTTAAATGAATACAAAGATTCTAATGAATGGCAAGAATCTGGGGTTAGTAATGGTGAATCAAACAAGACTATAAGAAACTGTGATACTATACAAATATCACAACCATTTGTAATACGAGATAACAATAATAGATTTAAAATAGATCAGGAATTATTTCAAGTTGCTGCTAATTGCATTAACCAATATAATAATTTATTTCAACATAGTTCTATACAACAAGATACAGGATATGAATTATTAAGATACAAAGAAAAGAGTTTTTATATACAACATGTTGATTCTTTTTTACAAGCACCTAGATTAGTCAGTTGTTCTTTACATTTAAATGATGATTATGAAGGTGGTGAATTTGCTTTTTTTAATAGAACATTAAAGTATAAATTAAACAAGGGAGATGTATTAATGTTTCCCTCTACATTTATGTACCCACATGAAGTTATGCCTGTAACAAAAGGAACTAGATATTCAATAATAACTTGGTTTAGATGATTAATTAAAAAGTTAAAAAATAATGTATAATATTGCCTATAAGTCAATACTTTTGGGGCAATTAGTTGAAAGATTTTATTTGGTATCTTAGCGTTGCTATAGGCGCTTCTTTCTTTTTGGTGTTAGCAAACTATGCTTTTGCTGATTCTAAAACAGTAATTGAATATAAAGGTCAACCCGTTCCCTCAGCCATGGCACCATCCATGTCTGCATTTTCCCAAGATGTATGTGCTGTTCCTGTTTCAGGTGGAGCTAATACAGGAGTCTTTGCAATTTCAGGGGGGACTGTTATGACAGACGATAACTGCGTAAGACTAAAAAATGCAAAGGCTCTACATGACATGGGGCTCAAAGTAGCAGCAGTGTCGTTACTCTGTAAAAATCCAGATGTTTGGGATGCTATGGAAATGTCAGGCAGTCCTTGCCCTGTTATGGGATCAGTGGGTGATGCTGCAAGAGAAGGCTGGTGGCAACTTGATAAAGCTAGATTTAAAAAGCTTTATGGGTCAAACTATGAATTAAAAACAAAGAAGCAGGTGAAGGTCGATGAAGAGGTTACTACTCAGCCTTATAATCCTGATACTAACTAGGAGTAATGTATATGCTTGGTCGTGTTATGCAAATATTGAAAACAACCAAATCGTTACTGGGACACTATACTGTGACGGCATTGAACTGGATACGTTCCTTGAAACCTATCTCTGTGTACCAACAAGTTACTGGGTCAATGATCCGTACTGTACAGGCTATCAAGCACAACCCGCGTGTAGTAATACAGTGGAGTATCAAACAATTGCATGTACTGAGCCTAACACTATTGGCGTGGTTAACCAAAGCCGTGATTATTATTGTGAAGCTGATACATACGGGCCTTGGGTTACTACATCCGAAAATTGTAGCCCTGCACCAGCTACTTGTATCGAAACGGCAGAAAGTAGAGAACTAATATGCCAAACTGGTTACGAAGGAACAATAACACAGGTAAGAAGCTTTCAGTGCTCAGACCCTTATGGTCAAGGACAGTGGACAGATTGGGTAGACTCAAACAACACTTGCGTACAAACACTAACAAACCCAATGAATTTAACAAGTCCAGTAAGCCCAGTCTCGCCTATTGGAACTACGCCTTCAACAAACCCGTCGACAGAAGTCAGTCAATCCATGAGTGCTATAACCACACCTACAGACAATGTAACTGCGCCGGAAAGTGTGCAGATTCTGACTACGACGATGCCAGAACTTATGCCGCCCCCGAAGGTGGAATCTGGAGAAACCCAGCCGAAACAAGAAACAAAGAAAGAAGCT